GGAATACCTACAGCTAAATAAAAGTAATTTTCTAGAGATTGTATCCAAGAAATAGGGTCTTGAACTTTGATTGTGTCTTGAGTAATACTGACCGTTCCTTTTGGAACTACAAGAACTTCACCCTTTTCTATTGCTGTTTTATATTCAGCCATAAAAGCATTTCTTCTAGTTGTGTCGTCAGTGTCCACTTCAATAATTCTAACAGGCACAACATTTCTATGTAGAACAATCCTATAATCTTTTCTTGCTTCTTCCATAGCATTAATAACCCATTCACAGCATTCAATCACAGAAGTTCCTCTTTGTTCGTCCCCAATTCTATCATTACTAATATGGAAAATATTTTCTGGCTTGAATTTCTTAGGAGCACCTTTTAAATTGATTTGTTCGTATCTTTTAATTAATCCGTTAGCACCATAAACAATACGCATTCTTTCTGGTGAAATAATTTTAAGGTTTATTGTCCTTCCGTCCTTTTCTACAATTTCAGCAAAAGCATCACCTTGTATCATAGAAGTCACACCCATATTCCAGAATAAAGCGTGACTTGTATCTTCACCACTTCCGCTTAAATGGTCTAGTGTTGTTTTAGCTGCTATGTCTGTTTGATAGCCTTTTCCACAAACATAAATCCATAATGTGTCTATAGCTTTCTTTAATTGTCCATATTTTTTATAATAGCCAAAATATTTAGCAGCATTAGGAAAATCTACAAATATCTCATCACCTTCAGAATATTCTAAAGCTTGTGCTGCAACTTCATAGTCTGCAACTGTGAAACTTTCTGTATAACCTACATTCCCCGTACTTGTTTTTGCAATATTTAATTCAGCCATTTTTATATATCTAATCTAAAAGGAACATACACTTTAAAATTAGAATTATAAGTTTTAGGTACTGTAACTGTAGAAGTTAATGTTTCATTTGAAGGGTCATAATACAATAATGAAGAATGGTTACCTGTTACATAATAAACATTTAAAACAGCAGTTACTCTAAAAATATCACCTATTTTAAAATTTGTTTCTGTTACTGTTATTCCTAGACTTTTCCGATAGTAATCTGTTTTAGTATCTGTCCCTGCAAATTGAGAGCAAGTTGCAGTTCCTAGAGAAGTATAAACTCCATTTGTTCCTTTATATAAAGTAATAACTACATGACAAGACCCCCCGTCATCAATTTCACCTAAAGTGAAATTAAGAACAACTTTTCCTTTCATAGTTCTTGGTGTGTTAAATGCAACATCAAAATTATGTGTTGTTGCTCCCCCCGTATTAATAATTCTTGTATAAATAGGGTCACCTGATACTTCTGAAGATATTAAACCCTGAGTTATAACTGCCCCACTTGCTTGTGTTGCAAAAGCATCAAAAGAAGCAATACCTACTCCGTTAGCAATATCTATATAATCATAAGTAGCAATTGCTCCTTCACCGCTTTTAATAAAACTTTTCTTAGACATTAATGGAGCCATTTAAGCAACACTCCCATCTAGAACAAATTGTCTAAACTTATCATCTCTTAATAAATTAATACAATCTACAAGCAAGGAATAATTAACGTCTAGCATCACTTGTGCTTCTTGCCTATTTGAAAATCCAGACATATCATAATTAATAGCAACAATAGCCGCTCTTGCACTTGTTGCATCTTCCAGGATTGTTTTTCCTATTGTAGAAACAGAAGCATAATTTGCAACCCAGTCATAACGAGAACTAGCACAAACAAAACCTTCGGCTTCATTAATTAATGTTGTGTAACTTGCATCTGGAAGAACTGTTGCATTCACACCAGCTTTTAATACAATAGCACTACTTGCGCATAAAGTTGTCGTCATATTATTTTCCTATGGTCAATTATTTTGCTCAATTTATTTAAATAATCTATAACGGCGTAAGCATCATCAGAAATAACAGATTTGTCCTCTTCCGCTTTTTTTTCTTCTTCTGTTGTTTTTATATCAGAAAGAACAGCTGTTTTAATTGCTGTTGTTGTATAATTGTCCATATCAGAAACTATCAATCCAAATATTTAAAGGCTTGTATTTAACACACCACGCCCCCCTTATTAATCCTTCTGCGATGTGTGTGTAGTTTCCAAATATCTTTAAATGTGACCTACCTCTTGTATCACTTGTGTATTCATATTGCACAGACTTTAGGCTTTGAAAGATTTCTGGGTCATCTAGTAATTCTATTTGTTTTGCTTCCATTAATCTTAGAAGGTTATTGTATAGGTCTTCTTTTAGAAGTCTGGTCCTTTGTGTTTCATCTCTATCTAAAATCCTCTTGCTGTTGTTAATTGGAACGATTAACCTTCTTGTTGTTTCTTCTTCCAGAAGGAAGTCATAAACGCCGACCCCTATTCCTTCGTCATCTATGAATATCTTCTGGAAGTTATAGAGTTTATTAAGCTCTATTATGTGTCTTGTGCTTTGATATAGATAAGTCCTTGTGGTCACTTGATTTTCCACTTGAACAAGCATCTTTTCATCTGTTAAACGAAATATTTCAAATGTGCTTTCGTCTTCACCCATTCTAGCTAGGTCTACACCCATATAAAAGTTTCTTCCTTTGCTGATTGTCCCAGGTCTTTTGCCTTTCATACACCTTAATATCAATTCATCTGGGAAGAACTGCATCAAATCATCTACAAATTCACCTAGATATTCCTGAGCATATTGCCTTTTAGTCATTCTTGCCTTCTCTTGTTCAAGGAATTTCTTATCAATTCTAGAGCATTCTTCGCTGCTCACGTGGAATTTATGGAATGTTTCATCATTAAAAGCCCTTGCAAAATAGCCTTCACGTCCAAATGGTGTGCTCAGAAGAACAATTCTAGCTCCTAAATGTGTCCTTGTAGCCATTGCTGGCGTAACTGCACTAAAAACTTCGTCAGGAATAAAGGCAGCTTCATCTGCAATCAGCAGATCTATTGTGAAACCTCTTATTCCATAACCCGTTAATCCCGTAGGAAGGCAATATATTTGACTTCCGTTTATTAATTGAATTTTTGACTTCGTTGGTCTGTTTTTTCCTTTCTTTATTAGTCTTGGATAGTTCTTTTCCATATAATAAAGGCATTTTTCAAACAAGAGATAGGCCTGACGCTCTACAGCTGCTATTATCATAATGGTTTTTCCGCTGTTTTTGGCTGCATAGTCCCCCGCTAATATAGAAATAACTGTGGATTTGCCTACTTGTCTTCCGCTCCTTAAAGCAATATTGCCTTCTGTGGCTAGAATTTGTTTCTGATATTCGTCTAAAATCATTTTTTTGTTATTTCTTGTATGTTTGTTGTGCGTGACAAAAGGGGCATAAACATTCTAGATGTTCTGGTGTGCATAATAGTTGCTCTTGAATTACTTCAATAATCTTGTCCCAATTACAAACACCTTCTTTATGATGCACTTCCACTTTCACCTCTTCCCCCTTCCTCTTAGATTGCTTAACTCCACAGGAAATACAGGTGTATTCATTATTCTTAAGACATTCAGAACGCTCTTTTGACCTTAGCCATAACATTCTAAGGGCTGAACGGATTTGTGCCTTCTTTGTTCTTTGCTCGTCTTCCATCTTTTTTTCTTTTTTTAAAAAGTTAAAAAAGTATTTAAACTTTTGGGAATTTCTAAGGGAGCCCGTATGTTTGTGACCTTCTTTCGTACGGGCTTATTTTCTTTATTTTAAAATAAAAAAAAATTAAAAAATTTGGCTGGAAGTACCCCCCCCTTTCCCCCCCCTAAAGTTTCAAACGTCGGGGGGTTAGTTAAATTACTATTGCTTTGCACTAAGGTAACCTTAGTGCACAACCTACATTTCGTGTGGAACTACGTGACGTAGGGGGGACGTGACGTTACGTAGGTTGGGCTTAGTGCCCAACCGAGCCCTTTAGGGCTCGTCCCCTCACTAAGAGGGGACTACGTAACGTCCAAGCACTACGAACGCACGAACGAACGTATTCAAGCACGCATATCAATAAGCGCGCCAAAGAGAAATTCTATGAATTTAAAAGGCGCGCGTAATTTATTAAGGGATTATATGCTTCGTGAGGGCGTTCGTAGTTAACACCTATTTGCGTGGTCTGTAGTGCAGAAAAGTGTTATTCCCTTTTAGTAGTTAGTAGTATTTATATATAAATATAAATATAATATAATATGGTTAGTGAGTTAGGCAAATCTACAACAACTTTGACTTTAGATGTAGGAGTAGTCAAAGCCCTACACGCTCAAAGTATTAATGTTTCTAGAGTGGTTAATGAGTTCCTAAAGAGTTTAGTTAATATAACCCCTGAACAAATAGAACAAGAAAACATAAAAAAACAGATATTAGAAGCAGAAGCTAAGGTTATAATGGCTCAAGAGCATCTATTAAGACTTAAAAAAATTAAACAAGAGAATGATAACAAATTGGGGGCAATTATAAAAATTGGACATAAGGAATAGTAGAGACCAATTTAATCAAACAAATATAGCTATTGGTCAAGATAGTGAATTTATCTGTGTTAAATGTGGAAAACAGATGAATGAAGGTTTTATATGTGAAAATGATGATAAATTGATATTATGTCAAATATGTCAAGATAAATTCATAATGGGCAAATGCAAACACGATATAAATCACGAACACAAACACATTAAATTCATAAGGGGTGTTAATTGATGTCATACACAAACTTATTACTAGCTATTATAGCCTTTGAAGGCTTTATTGGAATTATAATTAAATTAGTACAAATGGCCATAATAAAAAAATACTAAAATGCACCTATATTTCATTTCTAGGGGTATTAAGCAAAACAGAGATATATTTGTTAATTTCTTGCAAACAAGACTATTCCCCTGGAAGATAAAAATAGACGGAAAAGAAACAACAGAAACAGTGCAAGGAGCATTAAGGCCAGTTGAATTATGGGAGTATGTTTTTCCTAAAGAAAGCCTTCCTGAAGTGTGTGGAATGTTAGGCATAGACCCAAAAAACACAGATAATTACGGTGCTCTTAGTTCAAGTATTCAAAATTCTATGTTAAGGAAGATGCTAGGAGCTAAAGAAATACCAAAAGATATAACCCCAATTCAGAAAGATTTTGTATTTAAACAAGGAATGGGATTACACGTTCTAGGAATTAAAGACGACGTAATGGGCAAGATTGGAAATCGTGACCAAGAAATGTTATAAACGAAAGATATATAAAGGAGCGGTGTCTCTGTATATTATGGAAAACAAAATAAAACAAGACGGATTAAAAAAACTTGCTGAGGCAATGTTTAGTAATGAAGATTGTGATCTTAATAAATTAAAAGAAATAATTAATTGTCCTCAAGCGAAAGCCAAACCTATTGCAAAGGACTTTTTGGACAATGAGGACACTTTAAATTCAAAACAAGAAGATTTAATCTTGATGAGGGACGACGAATGATAGACGACAATACAGCAATAGCAATTAATTCATTAATAGAAAAATATGCATCTGTTGCATACATCAAACTAATTAAAAATACAAAGGGGTATAACTGGGAAATTAAACAGCTTTCCTTAAGTATTGATGAATTAGAAAAATTAAATAACGAACTATTAACCAAGTTCGGCGGAGAATAAAATGGAAAACATAACAGGAAAAATAGAGAAGGCCAGTGTTGAAGACGGCTTATCTAAGAATACAGGAAAACCTTTCAAGAGATTTGTTTTTCTTATTAACAATAAGAAATACAGCACTTTTGATGAAACAATAGGCACAGCGTTCAAGGCTGGTGACTTAGTCACGATGCAAGGTGAACAAGCTGGGCAGTATTGGAATATGAAGACTATGGAAAAGACAGACCAAGAGAAAATACAAATAAAACAAGCTGATGGGTCTGAAGTTGTTGTTGATTTGTTAAGACAAATCCTTGCGGAATTGAGAAATATGAAGAATGAGGTGAGCCAGTAATGGGAACATCTGACACGAGAAGGAAGAAAATTGAATGGCTGAAAGATGCCATCAATTCCTTCTTTAGAGAAAAGGAAGGGAAGACTATTAGCAAAGCTAAATTAATTGGTGAATTTGCTATAGCTAATAATTCTTCTCAAAGAACAGGTGAAGAATTGCTTGAGTTACTTAAGCAGACTGGATTTATTAAAATAAATAAAGATGAGGTGAAGAAATGAAAATTTGGTATAAATTTGTTAATGGATTTTTAGAAATAATGAGAGTTACTTATTAAAATGACAGAACTTAAGACGCTGAAAGATTTTCCAAAATATCAAGATGAAGTTGATTTTTCTGAGAAATTAAGGCAAGAAGCGATTAAGTGGATAAAAGCAATTCACGAAGACGAAGAAATGATAGAAGAATTTGATTACGGAACATCTTTAGATTATTGGATTAAACACTTCTTCAACATCACAGAAGAGGATTTAAAATGACAAAAGAAAAAGAAATTGAAGAAATAATAATAAAAATATATAAGGAATATCCTAATTTTTTGGCTCACGATGAATTTTGTTTTGATAATAAAGCAAAATTTGGAGAACCCTGCACAGAATGTAGTAAGGAATTAAGAAAATATTTAGAACAAAGTTTCCTTGCAGGGCAAAACTCCCAAAAAGAGAAGATTTTTGATATGATTGATAGTATTTTTTATTCTGGTGGAACAAGAATGGAAGAATATACGTGGTTAAAATTGAAAAAGAAGTTAGAAGAAGAACTAACCCAAAAAATCAAGGGGGATAAAATATGATTATAAAAGTATCAAGACAAAAAGCTGAATGGTCTAAGTCTGGAATGAAAGACAAGGAATTATTAACTGTAGAGTTTCCTAATTGTATAAGCACCTACACAAACAAATCTTTTAAATGGCTTCCTAGCTATGAAGAATTAGAATTTTTAAGAAAAGAACTTGATGATGTTGAAAAGATATGGAGTGAGAAAAAATGAATTATTTATTTTGGATATACTTTCACGTTGTTATAATAAATTTTATGTTGTTATGGTTTTTTATTAAAGAATGTGAAAAGGGGGTGCAGAAGAAATGATAGAAGATGAAAGTATAGGCTTGAAAGTTGCAGAAAATGAAGATGAGGTTTTTTGGTCTGATGTCCAACAATCAGCTGAGAAAGATATTAAAAATTTAGATAAGATGCTTAAATTCCAGTGGGCTGTATTATGGCTTGCTAGAGATAAATTAAAAGAGTGTGAGCAGAACAAGGCGGCTTAGGCTATGTGTAGATTGTGGGTTAATTCTTGGTAGGCACAGCCATATAAGATGTTCTAAATGTGCAGGAATTTATAAACGCTGGAATGGAAAAAGAAATAAAGATAAATTAAAAGATAGTCATATCTGACACTGTGCGCCATACGTCACCAACATTCACAAATACACTTGGAGTTCCAGCACCGCTTCCAATGTCTACAGCATCAATTAATAGACTTATTGCCCATCTTCTAGTTGTTAATTGTGTCCAAGCACCACCATCTACCCTAGAAGTAGCATAACATAAAGTCCCCCCGTCTAAAGAGTTCATAGATGCTGCTGAAGGAACATCTATAAAATAACTATTAGTTGTAGTTGTTGTGTTTGGTGTCACAACCATTCTATACCACGTGCTAGGCAGTAATGTAACAGAAGTTGCTGGGTCTTGGTCAAAAACTATATAATGGTTAGCAGCAGCGGTAGCATTTCTTATATCTTTATCTAAAACACAATTGGCTAAAACCGTTCCGTCTGATGCTTGTAGTGAAAGAGTTATATTTTCATCAAGGTCAATATAGACCCAAAACCCATAAGCTCTCATAGTATATGGAACTTGAAAATAATTGCCTACTTCGTCTGGTGTTGAATCTGACTTTAAAGCAAAAGGTGCGGAAGCTCCAGAAGTATTATTGTTAAAATTTTGGTGATAAACACCCCCACTATATTCTAAACAACAAACGACAGTACTATAACTTGGTGATTTTGCCCAAGTTCCAGGACTTGCAGTAATGTCAGTAACAGCATACTGAGAATTTGATGAGTTACTTCCTATATTCCCATAAAATCTCATATTCCCAGCAACATAACTATTCCATTCAAAAACAACAGCAATTAAATCACCTTGAACAACTGTAGCAACTTCATCAAAAGTTACTGTGCTCCAGCCAGTAGCACCAGTTGATACGGCAACAGTTCCAAATGCTTTATTTCCCGTAGCTGTAGGCCATATAGTCCCAGTAGGAAGTCCAGTTGTCATATCCACAGTTTGGATAGATGCTTTTATTGTGTCCCCAGTTGTTATAGCTGCATTATAAAATAGAACTTTAGCAATGTCACCAGCATCTTTTATATATTGAACGTGCCCGCATCTTTCACCAGTAGCGTCCATTACTATAGACGAAGAATTAACGGGCAATCTTAATATATCTGGATAACTAAAACTTTTTTCAATTAAAGTCATTTTAAGAATACCTCAAATATATAGTCCCTTCTGGATAGCTAGCAGCTACTAAAGCACTAGACGCTTCAGTTCCTATTAAGATATTTCTTATAACAGCAGCTCCGCTGGCTGTGTGGTCATTAGTTATAGCTCCAGAAGCTAAAGAAAAATATGTCTGTGTTAATAAAGTTCCGTGAGGGTCTGTTGTATCTGCTAAATGCACATTATAAGCTGAAGATGCAGCATTAAATATTGGGTCTGTTTCAGTTCCAGTAGAAGAAACAGATATTTGTGTTCCGCTTCCACTAACCGCACCTACACCACCATAAACAATAATTCCAGCTCCAGATGCAGTTAAATCACCAGCTGCAAAAGTAGTTATTGCTGGTGCTGTTTTTAATACTTTATCTTGAACACCAGAATAATTAGGAAGATAAACACTATCATTCCCCGTCGGCATAGGCTGGCCAAAACCCACAAGTCTTTTAACTGGGTCTGCGTGTCTTCCGCTGTTTGGTCCACCCATTTTAAATTAACCTCACCATAGAGAAAACAATTATTCAGAATATAAAAAACTATCTACTTAATCTTGTGTATCTTTAATCAAGCATACAGCTTTAGGGTCTGTTAGATATGGAATACCAAGCTCCCAAACTCTAAATTTCGTCCCAATACCAGGCTCTTCTATTGCTCTAGAAGTTGTATCTGTGTATGACTTCCAGGTACAAGCTTGTTGAGGAACTATTACAAGAGCATAAGATGCTGTGACATTTGGTGAAACTTTAATGTTTAATCCTAGTAATTGCATAACCGTTCCAGTTGAAACTTTTTCACTTGAGAAATTAGGAATACTTGAGCCCTTGCTAGAAATTAACCAAGTGACCATACTCTTATAATCCAATGGTGAAAGATACAAACTAGCTCCTTCTGGGCTATAATTATTAAGACTTATTTGATATTTAGCGTCCATTAAATCTTCTATAATATCTACACCAGTCCAAGATGCTACGTTCCAAGCTGCGTTAGTTGTTACAGAATTAATATTAACTACAGTTCTATTTTCAGACATTACGTCCCATATAGCAGTATCTACTTGTTTAACTACAGATCTTGTTAATCTCAATAGAGTTCTAGCTACAACATCTACATCTGCTGACTTCATATCTTCCATAGAAATAAATCCTTCAGCTGCAAATTTCTTTATATAAGAAGTTTGTCTAGTCCAAGATACTTCAAGTGTAGGAAATCCGCTTAGTGGTGAAATATTAGCCACATAAGAAGGTGCTGTTGCTGTTAAGTCAGCTGCAGTTTCTTGATACCACCTTATGCTATCTGCTGAAGTTGATGATTGTGTGCAATCAGATTTAAAGACATATTCAGCAAGAGCAAAACCTTTAACAGCTTTATCAATATCTAGTCCTCTAATATCTTGCATCTCTACTGTATCAGCCATTTTAACTTATTTGGTTACCCCCACTACCCACATCTACTAAAATTTGAACAACTTCACCTACAGATGCAGTTTCTAAAGCATAACCAAGAATAGCAGCACCGCTTGCAGTAGATCCAGCCATTATAACATAATTAGGCCAGCCAGTAACAGAACAAACAGCAGCACCTACATTTATTGCAGCACTAGCATACATATCAAAAACACCCCTTCTAAATACAGATAGTTGTGTTCTTCCGTCAGAAGCAATCTTTTCTCTAGCAGCAATACCAGCAAGCATATCAGCTGTGCCCGTTGCAGCAATAGCAGTTCTAGGGTCTGTTAATTTTAACAATGCTCCTTTTTCAATACCAGTACCGTCGGCAACTGTGAAATCCATAGCATCTTCAAACTTATTCCTCATTACTGCTTCGTTAGCCATAATATACATTTAATATATGATGTTTAAAAATCGTTCTATTTTGGAATAATTTTTCCAGCTAAAGCAGCCTTAGCATAAGCTCTAGGGTCTATCTCAGCTTTTATGACTTCTTGAGCCCTACCCTCAGACTTACCGCCAAGTGCTTTAAAAGCTTCAATTTCTTGCATCTGTTTTAACAAACTAGAACTTTCTATATTGGCCTTTTCTATCCTTTCAGCAAGCTTTTTAGCTTCTTCCAGAAAGACTGGCGTTTTTGCTTCTTCTGTTTTTGTTTCATTTTCCATATATCCTTGTACCCCCTTTCATTAATAAACTAATGTGCTATAAGTTTTTCTCTTATCCCCTAACTGTTTAGGATAGTCTAACTTATATATTTTTGCTAGTTCTGTGAAAATATAGGTCAGAAGAAAAACTATTAATGGCTTGCATACTTGAAAAGATAAATCACCCACAGCCCAAATAGAAACAAAATATAAACCACCAAGTATTAAAGAATTTCTAATAATCTTAATTAAAACTTCTAGTTCTTTATTCATTTTCGTAGTCATTTAAATCGTCCATAGTTATCAAATTTGTATTTGGATTTGGATTTAATAAGGCCATTTGCATTTGTTGTTCTAAGAATTGTCTAGTTCCGCCTTGTGAATTAAATAAAGCATATTGCTGTAATTGTGTTTCACCTTGTTGTCCTAACCATTTATTTAAATCTCTACTTGTTTCTTTAATCAATTTTCCTTCTTGCATATCCATTAAAGACAATTGATAATTAAACATTTCTAGATTTTCTGCAGCATTCTGAGGATTTTTATTTGTATCTGTTACTAAGGCTCTTAGATTTGTTGTAACTTTCTTAGGTGTTAATCCAGCTGAAGATATAGACCCGCTCATTTGGTCTTTCATACTACCTCTAACACCTACTAAAAAACCACCAACAGCTCCAGTTAAAGCACCAATAACAGCTCCAGGAATAGCACCAGCACCCCCCGCTGGAATTGTTGCAGCTCCACCAATACCAGCACCAGCTACAGCACCACCCAATAAACCAGGAATAACACCAGCTAAACCAGCACCAATAGCTTCACCAGCATCTAAAGGCTGAGCTTCTATTCTAGATAAAAGTGATTGGTCTGTTTGTCCTACTTGTGGTGCTAATTGTGCCCCTTGTGCTTGTTGTTGTGCTATGTTTGCTGCAGTTCCTACAGGCTGAGCATTAAAAGGATTTTCTTTATTCAAAGCATCAGCTTGAGCCATTTTATTAACATCATTTGGTGATAGACCTAGATATGTCTTCCCACCGACAGTTATTCCAGAAGGTATGCCTTGTTCATTTCTAAATACTTCCGTTGCATTAGGAGCTTGAGGCTGTGATGTAGCAATAGATTGTTTTTGGCTTTCTTGAATTTTAGCTATTGCTGCTTCTAATGGTGATGCTGGAAGGTTTTGAAATCCTTGTGCTGTTTTAATCTCTTTTTTCTTAATCGGTTTAATTACCATTATTCACCCCCCATACCCACAGACAAATCTTTTGGCTGAAATCCAGTTTGACTTGTGTTTTTAGTTTCATTTGATTGTATATTGTCTTGCAAACTTGCGGGTCTGTTGAATTTAACTTTTAATCCTAATTGTTTTAATATGTCTGCTTCTAATAAAACTTGTCTGTATGTATAAATTGGCTCAAACATTAAATAACCAATCTTAGAGCTTCCTTCACTTAGTCCGTCTGGTGATGCAATAACCTTAGGAATACCTACAGCTAAATAAAAGTAATTTTCTAGAGATTGTATCCAAGAAATAGGGTCTTGAACTTTGATTGTGTCTTGAGTAATACTGACCGTTCCTTTTGGAACTACAAGAACTTCACCC